CACCTGATGATGTGGCTTCTTTTTCTGTCTCTACTATTAAGACATTGTTTCCTATCATTTTCATATTATTACCTCTTATTTATAAAAAATGTGATTATCTATTGTTACAACTTTATTCAGTGAGTCGGCCCAATATGGATGAACCGAATCTGCATGATAGTGGGTAGAACCTTCTGTTATATCAGAAAAGTCTCCGTTTAGAACTGAGTTTGCGACCATAAGTGAAAACATCCAAGTATCACTATCCACTGGGTCGTCTGATTTACCATCACAAAACCAAGAGAACTGACACATATGTCTTACTGGTACTTCTTTACCTTTCCAGTCTGTTCTCCATCTGGCCTGATATATGACATCACATATATTATCTGGATAAGATGGCGAGTACATTCTATTTAATACAACATGAGATACAGCGATCTTTCCTGCTACAGGTTGATTACCTGCTTCAAAATATATATTTTTGGCCATACAATATGCATCACCATTTTCATCTGATGCGTGAGTATATGGTGCAGTAAATATTAGTGCGATTGCTAGTAAGTATCTCATATCATTTCCCTCATTAAAAATTGCATTCTCATTACATCCATGGCAACATCATGTTTTGCATCATGGGGAATAAACTTATCTTCTAATCCGGGGACCATAAATCCATTTTTCATAGATGTATTAAAAAGTGTCATACCTTCAATAACTGACCTAGTGTCACGAAGTTTCCAATGAGGATACGGATCGTAACCTATAATATAATGTAAGAACATAGGGTCAAATGTATTACCCCTAGTGTAAACTCTTTCTATAGTTTCTGGGTTAGCAACTGATGTAATCCAAGACTCTAATTTACTAATTGACATATCATCACTAGAAGGCTTTAATTGTTTTTGAGCTTCTAGTGACTGTTCACCCCACCACTTTAAAGTATCTGGGTTAATAGTGCGGCCATGATTCTGAACCTGATCTGCAACATCAAACTTTACATTAGCTACATTTAATAGAAGCTCTTCATAGGTGTAACCACCATCGGTAGTAAATTTATTTGAGTCAAACACTAATGCCGCAAGTGATACTACGGCAGATTCAGAATGGTTAGTTCCGAATGTTTCAAAATCATATATCATACTTTTCATAATCTATCCTTTATATATTGTTCTAAATTAATTTTTGGTTTCCAACCTAGTGCTTTTAACATAGTAGTATGCACTTCACCTGCCATTCTGTTACCAGGTTTCTCTGGTTGCATATCCGCTTTGACTCCAAGTATCTCAGCAAGTTCTAATAGGGAATATGATTGGTCATTACCAATACCCCAATTATCACCGGATCCATACTGCATGATTTTAATTAAACCATCAACAGTATCATCAATGTGAGTAAAGTTTCTGCGTTGAGTGCCAGGACTTGTAATAGGTAAAGACTTTGCACCATCACGTACCATCTTTAAAAATTTACCTATTACAGTTGCATATTTACCATCAGCAACTTCATTGTCTCCATACACATTATAGAAGTACACGATCGCGTGTGGCATATCATTCCATTTAGCATATGCAGTAAGTAATTCAGTATTTTGAGCTTTAGTATATGCATATGGACTTTGTATCTTACCAACTTCACCAACAGAAAACTTGGTAGAAGAACCAGAGTAGATAAACTTAGCACCGGCCTTCTTAGCAAAGTCAAGTACTTTAGGAAATGAATGGTAGTTATAATCCATAACATCTTCATAGTCATCAAATGATTGTTCTACTCTGGCGTATTCGCCAAAGTGGAAGATATAATCAAACTTTACATCATCGTGGAAATAGAGAGCAATATTATTAGTAGAACCAGTAATATAATCCACACCAGGATGGTGATTATCTGATGAACCATTTGAATAGTTATCCAAGCTAGTTACTTGATGTCCACAATTTTCTAGTTCATGGCAAAGGGCAGAACCGATCATGCCGGCACCACCTGTTACTAGTATATTAAATTTATTCATGGGTCTATTATACTCCATATTGGGCCATTTGTCAACACTTTTAGTCACCTTCTTTTACAAAAATACCGTCTACCATCTTACCCTTACGGTCTTTAATATCCTCATATGCAGTACTCACACATTCTGTAAGTGAGATACCATTACGTTCAGCGATGTTAATTAAGACCACAATAATGTCTCCAATATCATCTTTAATATCTCTGCCTTTACAGATATTATCAGACAATTCACCCATTTCTTGGATCAACTTGGCTAGTTGGTCTTTATCCGTAGCACCTTCGATTAGGTTTCTATCATAGTGCCAGGTTTTGATCTTATTAATGTCTTCGATTATTCTTTGTGTTTCTTTACTAATTGTCATTGTATATGTCCCTTGTGTATGTTTTTTCTATTACGTCTTTTAGACTATCATCAACTCTATTGGTTACAATAAGATCAGATAATTTTTTAAACTTCTTATGGTCGGTTTCTACTATACAGCCCATGAATTCTTTTGTGTTTAAACTTGGCTCGTATATGATAACCTTTACGTTGTTATTTAGAAGCTGTTGGATAACACCCTGAATTGCAGATGATCGGTAATTATCTGAGCCAGACTTCATAACTAAGCGATGGATACCTACGATTGATACACCATCTTTCTGCAGAATTCTATTTGTAATCCAGTCTTTTCGGTTCTCATTCGCGTATACTATACTTTGAATAATCTTGTTAGGTATTCTTTGTTTACGGAAGTTAGCTAATAGCTGTCGGGTATCTTTAGGGAAACAGTAACCACCATAACCGAAAGATGGATTATTATAACCTCTACCGATTCTGCTATCCGTAGTTACTCCATCAATGATTTCTCTTGGGTTCATATCTAAGGATTCAGAATACATATCCAATTCATTAAAGAATGCGACTCTCATGGCCAAGAATGTATTAGCAAATAGTTTAATAGATTCTGCTTCTTTCTTACCTGTAAATATTACCGGCGAGTCCATACTCTGAGGTATGATAGCTTCTTTTATAATATTTGCAAACATCTTACCAACGGGGCCTTTATCTCCTATAACAATTCTTTCTGGTCTTAAGCAATCGCGTAGTGCAGTGCCTTCTCTTAAAAATTCTGGAGAGAATAGTATATTACTCTTGCCAAACTTTTCTTGCATAGACTCTACAAAACCTACTGGAATAGTAGACTTAATTACAATATTGGCATCAGAATTATATTCAATACAATCTCTGATACATGACTGAATAGAATCAGTATTAAAGTAATTTGTAGTTTCATCATAGTCTGTTGGAGTAGCAATGATTACCCATTCTGCATTCTCATAAGCTATCCGTTGATCGGTTGTAGCCTTGAGGGTAATATTTTCAGTATCTAAAAATTCTTGGATATTTCTATCTTCAACCGTAGACTGTTTATTATTAACTAAATCAACTCGGTTCTTATCTATATCCAATACTGTGACACTGTTATATCTGGATAACATAGTTGCATTGGCCATACCAACGTAACCCGATCCGACTACTGTTATATTTTTCATAACCATCCCTTAATAATATTTGCCATAATTAAAAATGCACAAAGTAAATTAACACCCAAAATAACTGTTCGTATAACTGTTATTTGATTCTCCACAGGAGCTGTATCTTCATCATTAAATGATCCCAGTGCATATTTCCAAATTGTCCAAAATCTTTTCATCACTTCCTCGTGTATGCATCAACTAAGGCGTCACCGGTTAACTTCTTACCAAAGGTGTGTATAACCTCACCGTGTTGTCTTCGTTCTATCACGCCGCTGTTGTATTCAACATCTGTTACAGACTTACCGTTTGCCGTATCTTCGGGTCTGTTATCGTACCACATAGAACTAAGAGAGTGCGCGTGTACTTGCGAAACTCCTTCAGCCCATTCTTCTGCTTCTCTGGCTAGTCGAACATTCTCTACTTCTTGTGTATATTGTGTCATAGTTGATTCCTCATTACATAATCTAAAGCTCTTATAGCTTCTTTATCAAGTGGTCTGTTTTCATACCAGTTACCGGTATCCATATCTAATTCTCTGCACATCCACGCAATTTCCTTAGCTGTTATAGGGTATTTAGCCTTTATAGCATTACCTGCTAGGGCCACCATAATTTGATACATCTTATAATACCAACCAGAACCACTTATGACTTTATAGTCAAGTTCTAGCTGTTTAGGAAAGAATGGACAATCACGATAAGATGTCCACTTTACATCCGTATTAGTGAGAGAATTCATTGTATGGTTTATCATTGCCTCTTGCATAGACTTAGGTAATTTATCAAAGAAAGAGTTACCAGTTTTTTCTATATACTCATGGGTATCCATTAACAACTCTGGGTCCATTGGATCACCTTCATTGGTAAAGATAAAGTTATTAGCATTTGCATACTTGCCTGGTATATAGTACATTCTGGATAAATCTTTAGTTTGGATATCACCCATCTCACCGAGTTCTGTGTTTAGAGAGAACCAAAAATGTTTAATTTCTTCTCTATTAACCTCTCGGGTAAGAGGAAAGACTAATCTGAACTTGGGAGTTTCTTTAGTAGAAGATGCTGTAGAATAACAAACGAAATGATATTTACCACACTTCTGCTTTAAGAATTCGTGTAGGTCACCTTCAAAGTCATCTACATCTACTGCACACCATCCACCCCATTGAGTCACATTATCATTCTTTCTGGTAGTACCATCGAGATATGAAGCTGGTGACATGAGGTATGCAGATATTTTATCTTTTCTAGGGATACTAGCCAGTTTATAGAGCACTTGCTCAAATTGGTCGAAAGAATCAAAGTCAATCTTGTTGACCGTCTTAGTATCGTATAGTGACTTAAATAGTGTACCTGAAATCATAATGTATATTATATCATATAATGGATGGTTTGTAAACCCCTAATTAAAGAAAATCCAATAAATTATTCCCATTGAAATCTATGTCTTCAGCCTTAGGCATTTGTTTATACTTATCCCAGACCCTAGATGGGGCAACGTGTAATCTACCATTCTTCTCTACTAATTTAAAAGCACCTGGCCAGTACTTCTGTAAAGCTTTAGATCGGTTAAGTCTACCATCACCAGCATGTACGGTATCGGTATTACCACCTTTATATTGGCCGGTGGCGGCTTTAGACATGAGTAGTTTATTAAATAAAATTGTACAATATCCGCTGTCTAGCACTTGTAAACTGTAGTCAGTATCCTCAATACAATCGTGTCTATAGTTAATATCAAGCTCGTTGTTAACGAGAACACAGCTATATGCTTGTCGATTAATTGCCAGTTGGTTTTCTTTAGTCCAGGCAAACATAACATGAGACAGTGAAGCAATACCTATATTATCAAACCGAGTAACAATATGCTCTGCCGCTGATAATATGTTTCTAGTATTCTTTACTACATTCTTACCATCTTCTCGGATTCTAAAATCTTTTATATTATCGTCTAATTGCCAGTGATATTCTGCACCAATAGATAGTGAATGTTGTTTACATGCGTTTCGGACATAACCAATACCTTGATTATTTTCTTCCATCTTTACGAGCTGAGTAGAATCATAATGCTCTAAATAGTCATTATAATCCTGGGGCTCAACTACTACATAGAAATCTATATCAACATCTTCTAAAGCTTGAGTGGTTAATTTTAAATCACTTCTACCTTTAGAAGGTATATACATTGGAAATCTAATATCTATATGGTCACTTAAATTATCAAGTGTGTCCTTACTAAAATTTTCTAACCAATCGTTAGTCATTACTCCATAACCTGCTCGATATCCATACCGTCTTCTTGTTCTTCATCAATGTAACGCATCAATGAATTTGCTTTCTTATCCAACACTGGGTACCAAATACTTTTAGTTCTGTGTGTCATATTACGTTGGTCAATCAACTCAGCAAATTCTCTGTAGTCTTCTGCATTTCTAAAACGAATCTTAATCATTTTATATGCTTCTGCCTGGGGTTGGTTAAACTCCGGCATATCATCCCAATCATATGGTGTTGTTTCTTCTTCTGATCCATCTAGCACAAATAAACTTTGTGGTTCATAATTGATAGATTTATTTACATCTTTATTCGACATCTAATTCCTCCTGTTCATTTAGATTATCACTACTATTTAGTTTAACTAATTTCATACCATAATTGTTTGTACCCTTGGGTATATTAAGGTCAGACCGTTTAGTAGGTTTGGTCTTTTGGAAAACAGTATAATCAATATGATGATGCCACCTTTCCCATTTACGAGTTATCTTAACTTCATCTGGATGTTGAGCATGTAAAGATTCTGCAAACTCTCGCCTTTCATCAAACTTCTCGTCACCCTTTCGGTCGTGTTTAGTACCAGCCTGTTCAATGTTATACACCTCTTCAGTGTTACCACCTTTCATTGTAAGCGTAGCAACTTTACCACATAACATATTATTAAATAGAAATGTATGATAACCAGATTTCATCACATTTAAAGACAAGTCAGTATCTTCATTGAACTTACCTCTCCAAGAAATTTTCGGAAAGATATCATTTGATAGTAAGATACAAGAATAGATTCTAGTATTGTGATAGTATGGTGGGCGCTTTGTAAATGCTGGACAAAAGAATGCATAGTTCATACCAGACATTTTAACATCGGTATACCTATCAGTAAAGTCTTCGCATGTTCTAAAGCATGTAGGTGTTGTAATTTTGGTCTTTCTATTATTATGTAACCTATAGAAATTGTGGATATTATCATCCAGAATCCAATGACGTTTGTGGCCTTCGTTGATAGAATGTTCCCATACCCAGTTTCTTACTGGTATAGAACCACCTAGCAAACCCGTAACGTCACACCTTCTAGCCCATCTTGGGTTCTCTCTGAAATCATCAGGTAGTACCAATAGTCTACTAGGGTCAATTACAGCCGCATATGCATCATATTCAGATTTCTCTATAACTACCCTATACATAGCACCCATCTCATCCAGAGTCTTGACTGTCAGCCTAGAATCTGCACGACCTTTAGAGATGATATAAATTGGATATCTTGATTGCATATTAAATTCCTGTAATAATGCCTTGTTTCGGTGGTACTACAATACCCGAATTCATAGATTTAATCTGTTCAACCAATTCATCTGCAGGGTCTACAATAAAAAGAACGAATCTTTCTGCAATTGTAATACCTAGTTTAGCTTTGGTATAGGCCATAAATGGCATGAATCCGATCTTACCTTCACCCGCTGGGATGAGGCTATAACCGTCTGTGATTGTGACACTATTGTCACGACTTACTTCTACATTGCCGATGATTTCTTCACCGGATGATAGTCTAACTAATTTCATTTTTTTTCTCCGTTAATGTGTATATTATAACATACTTTTTATAAAAAGTAAAGTGTTTATCCAAAAAAACTTTCCAGTGAGGATTGTTCTTCAGACGACCAACCGATTGATTTTAATATAGGTTCAATCGGACCTAAGAATGTCTTCTCAAATTGAAGTTCATAGTCTATGTATTTAGCCAGGGCAAATTCTTCCGGCAAATATTGAGTGAACCCAATAACGTTTTCTTTCAAGCTATTAGGCTTTTTCAAATAGACAAACTTAATCTTCTCGCCATTCTTTATATGTTCATACTTCTTATTTAGACTATAATTATCCAATAGATGATTGTGTAGCAGGGCCGCACGAACATGAATTGGAGTACCCTTACGGTATATAGTAGCTGAGTCACGATAGTCAGTGACATTAGATACACCACGTGGAAACGCAACTTTATCAGCTGGTAATGTG